CTACGTGTATAATGTTGCGCTGTATCACGTGCTTTTTCAATTAAGAAATCAACTTCGCTTTTATCTACATTTTGACTGTTTTCAGCACCGTGTTTGTACAATCCTTTATTTCCTATAATATAAGATGCATAAGGCAAATATTCAACCATAGTCCATTGTATAACCATTGGTTTAATATAGTCGTTTACAAGCGACAAATAAGGCTCTTGCAAATCACTATCTAATATATCATCACTAATTTTATTAAATAGTTTAGTGCCTAAATAATTTTGAATGTAAATATCTTGCGCTATTTTAACGAACTGAATAAATTTATCTACATCAAGGTTTCCGTTTAATGCAGTGAATCTTTTTACATCGTCTGTACTTACAAAAATTGCTATTGCCATAGTTTAATTAGTTTGGGTAAAATCCCTCGTTAGGCATATCTTTAGGCATCATTGCCACTTCTTTTGGGTTTCTAACTCTATATCCTGCTTGTTCTGCTTTTGCTACTGAAATAGTTGTGGCGTTTGGATTTGTAACATCTACTTTTACTCCGCTTACATAAGTTTGACGCACCCATTTATGATGACATCTGGCACCGCCCTTGTAAAGAAATAAATTGTAAGATTGTCCCTCGTGTCCAAATCCTGCGTTAACTGCATTTGAATCAGTATTTACAATATCCTCTTTACGATAAATCTTATCGCTAGACATCATTTTTTTACAGAAATCTCTTTGCGGGTTTGTGCTGCCGGTATATTTATAACGAGTTATAAAATTTAAACCCTCGATTTTTTTATCTTGTTCGCTTTTGCTGTTTGGTCTAGCTGTTATCGCTTTTGCAAACTTTTGAAATAAACTAGGATTTTGTTCTTTGTTTAGTCTTTCAATCTCGGCATCGAAATCATTTTCTAGTTCTAAATCAACATCACTTTCATCGATTAAAATCCAATCAGTACCAACGCTTTCGCCTTTATTAATTAAAGCGTCTGCAAATTCAAAAGGTGTTTCTATTTCACTAGATAAAGTTGTTTGAGGCGTAGCTTTTGTAAGTTCACCATCTACGCTTAAGGGTTGCAAAGAATCAAATATTAAATTTAAACTTGTTTCGGCTTCCATCTGAATAATATCAAGCGTGTCAAGTATCATTTGTTGAAACGGTTTGATAGTCATATTTTCATATAAGATATGACTATTTTTTAATTCATCTGCATTACTAGAAAATCCAGTACTTGTAGCAATTCCAAATAATAAAGGCGATGTTACATTATGCCCCAACATAATCTTATGCATCGCCTCCTCACTTACATATTTATAATGTTCCGGAGCATCGTTTAAAGGTATGCTATCAACGGTGGTTTTTTTAGTTTCATCTGAATTAAATCCTATAACTACCTTTTTCCCATTTGCTCCCGTTAATGTTCTTTCAGTTTGAGCAACCATTAACTCCATTTTTTCAGGATCAGGCACACCATTATTAAAATTAACTACCGTTGTAGGACTAAAAGAATTTTGCACCTCGTTAATAAGGTAATCTGCAACCTCTTTTTCTAGTACGCAATAAGGTAAAGCACCGTAATAATCTACGTTTGAGTAGTATTTTTGTCCTACGGTGTAATTTCCACCCTTTAAAATCTGTATTTGACCGCCAAAACCAAAGGCAGGAATTGGTTGTGGTGGGAATTTTTTAGTATCTGCCCAATTATCTGAATAAAACCACGTGTCTATTTCGCCTTTTTCATTGCATTTACCCGCTCTTAATAACTGAAAAGGCACGTGTTCAACTTGCACAAGTCTTTTCTGACCGTCATAAATCATCTGAAAAGCATAATTACCTAACATTTTAGCGTCTGTAATTACATTTTTTATAGTTTCTTTGCTTACTAACGATAAAAATCTAGCGTATTCGTTAGGTCTTAATCTGCCATCGGTTGCGCTCAATCCTTTTCCGTACGCCAATTTAACAAAATTGTTTATAATTGCGCTATTTGTAGTGCTTGAATTGTACAAATCAATCAAATAATTAAACTGATTATTTGTATCGCCAAATTCAACCCAGTCCTTTGTTTTGCTTTCGGTTATCTTTGGACTTTTGTAGCTTTCTAATTGAATAAATCTTACGTTACTGCTCATTGGTTACAAATTGGTTAGTCGTTACTCTTTGCGTGTAAACGTCTTTATTAATTGTATAGTCTAATATTGTTTGATCGGTGCAAATTATCATATCGTGTAACACTAAATCTCCTGCTGTGTTAAACGCTTCAAATGTAAGTTTATCATTTACAGTTAAAGTCATAGATGCGTTTAAAAGCACAAAGTAATATTTCTGTAAATACACCTGACTTTTAGTAAAATTGTAAGTTGTATTGTCTAAAACGTTTTTAATAACAATAGTCGCTACATCATTTCCAATAGGAATGAATTTAAAAGTATGCAACGCATTGTCAGGATTTGCTGTCATCATATACCTATTATCGTAAAAAAGTGTATTTTGTTTTAAATTAAAAAAAGCGATAGGGTTACTATCGCTTTTTAGTTTGTTTAGTTTAAGTTTTAAGCACCTGCTGTAACTGTAAATCCAGCAGTAGTCAAACTCACTCCGATAAAGTTTGCAGGAACTGGCTCATCACCTGATAACGTAATTGTGTACCCTGACATATCGCCAAGTGCAGCACCCGTTACAAGTGTACCACCCGTTACTTCCATACCTCTAGTTAAACCCGCATAAAATAAATTTCCGTTGTTATCTTCTACAATAACCTGCGGTCTTCCGTATGCCATCAATTTTAATTCTTTGTGCATCTTTGGCGTTAATGTTTTCAAAGCCAATTCAACTACTTGCTCAAAATAAGTCGTTCCGTTGTTACGGTCAGATTTAATATTTTGTACAAAACTTGAAGTTCCTTTCAAATCATATTTAAACGCTACTGGCGTACCTGCAACCGCATCGATAACATCTGTATCTGTTGCGTCATAAGTGTACCCAGTTGCATCACCATCGTTTACAAAATAAACAGCCTTTAAACCGCCTATAACGTCTTTGCAAACTTCTTTTCTTCCTAGTGTTAAATCACAAGCCATAATATATTTTGTATAAAAAAAGGTGGCGTTTGTTGCACCACCTTTCAAGTTATTTAATCAGTTACTTAGTTTACAGAGTTAACGATTCCGTAAGTTACAATTTCCTCAACGATTCCGTATTGAACTCCGCCAGTCATTCTCATAACAATTCTTACGTTTTGTGATCCGTCGATGTCTGCCATATCAATAACTTTTACTTCGTTAGTATCGTTTAACAAACCAGTTCCAAAATAAAGGTTTTCGCTTTGTGCAGCAACCGCTGTATTGGCAGCTAAACCTTGTGTCATTTCTAGTTTAACACCGTCAAACATTAAACCACTACCCATTGAATACCATTGTGTACCTTTTGTGTCTGTACCTGATGAACCAACTCCGTTAGCTGCATAACCGCCCAACGCTCTGATGTATGCTTTGTAAATGTTTTGTGCCACAAAGATTGTTAAATCTTCTTTTCCGTATAATGTTGCAGGAATAGCATCTACAATTTTTCCAAGTTCTGCTATAACGTTTGTAGCGTCAACGGTTGTTCCTGTAATTTCGTTTGCAGTAGGTAATGCAGCGTCAAGGGCTAAAAGGGTAGTAAATCCGTTAAATTGTCCGTTTGTTGCAGCAACACCTCTCCAAATGTTTACCTCGTTTTCAGCAGCTACTTTAGCAACGTGATTCGCTACTAAGAAATCTGCAAAACTTGGAGGCAAAGTATCAAAAGCAGAATAACCCATTGATACCGCATCCCAATCAGAACGGAAATCTTTTTTACAAAGTTGGTTATTTACTTGTAATTCTTTTGGCTCTAAAATACGCTCGGTCAATGTAATTGTTCCAGTAGCGTCAAAATCGCACGTTCCATCTTTCAACAAAGAACCTTGTGTTAATTTCTTAACTACTTCTTTATATTTGATGTTTGGTTTAATTGTAACCAATCCTTTCTCTAAGGTTGGAGCAGAAAGCAATGCTGCTGAGATATATTTCCCTGCTGATTCTCCTGCGTAAGTCGTTGTAATGCTAGTTGTTGTTGACATTTAGTATATGTATTTTTTGATTAATGATTATGCTTCTGAAGCCCAAATTCCAACACCACCAACGATAAACCATTTTGTCAATGCTACTGCTTTTAGTATAACATAGTCGCCATTGTTTGCGGTTGCTTTTGTGTTGTTTAATTTTTTACCTACTACTCCGCTTGCTACTGCGTCTGCTGCTGCGTTTGCAATACTTCCGTTAATTCCATCTGTTGAAGACGGATCAATTGATAGCAATACAGCTCCGTCTGCTCCCGTGTTTCTAAATGAAAATTCCATTCCGATAGTTTCGGCTGTAATTGTTGGTAAATTTAAAACGATAGCATCTGTTGCTACGTTGTAAGTTCCTGACGCATCTGCTGCTGTAAAAGTAGTAGTTGCAGTAACCGTTGTTTCTTTTGAACGACTTAATAAAGGATCGTTACTTACTGATGTGATTGTTCTTGACATTGTTGTTTAGTTTTTTGAAAATAGTTTTTTATAAATTCTGTCTTGTGTTGTTTCAGGTCTTTTGCTATGTAGCAAATTAACTTCCACTTTCTTTTCGTTTTCAGGATTGTAAACCAAAGGCGCAGGAGCAGCAGATAATTGAACTTTCAATTCGTTTAATTCCGCTTCTAATTTTGCGTTTTTTGTTTTCTCAACTTCCAACTCTTGTTCTTTTGCGAAAAAAGTTTCTTTAGAAACTGATTCAACAATTTTTTTAGGTGTTGCTTCCATTTCAG